AGTGCCTGATGAGGAGAAGTCAAGCTTTGACTACGGCCTGCAAGTTGCTAAGGCAGTTGAGGCGGAATGGTTTGACAGAGACGGTGGTAGCTCTAGGTATTATGATACCAAAAACAGGTTTCATGAGCTTAGGCTATATGCTAGAGGCGAGCAGTCAGTCCAGAAATACAAAGATGAATTATCTATCAACGGTGATTTGTCTTATCTAAACTTAGACTGGAAGCCAGTACCGATTGTTCCTAAGTTTGTTGATATAGTTGTCAACGGTATATCTGAAAGATTATATAAGATAAAAGCCTTCTCACAAGATCCTGCATCTATCAAGCAAAGAACAGACTACGTAGAAGCAATGATGGAAGACATGCAGTTTAAGACGTTTAAGCAAACAGTGCAGGAACAAACTGGTGTTAATACATTCAACAATGATCCAGCTGCTATACCTCAAGATGACGACGAGCTAGCAATACACATGCAACTAGATTATAAGCAAGGTGTAGAAATAGCAGAAGAAGAAGCTTTAGATAACTTATTTAATCTAAACAAATATAGTTTAACAAAGAAAAGATTAGATTACGATTTAACTGTACTTGGTATTGCTTGTGTTAAAAACGGTTTTAATACAGCTGAAGGAGTTACAATAGAGTACGTTGATCCAGCAAATATAGTTTACTCATATAGTGAGTCACCATACTTTGACGATTTATACTACGTCGGTGAAGTTAGAAGAGTTACTTTAACTCAATTAAAGAAACAATTCCCTAACTTAACCCAAGAGCAACTAGAAGATCTAGAAAATAAATACCAAAGCTCTAATTACGATAGGTACAATTATTACCCTGAGCATCGTCAAGATAAAGATTATATTAACGTTTTATTCTTTGAGTATAAGACATTTAATACACAAACCTACAAAATAAAGCAAACTGCAACTGGTGCTGATAAAGCTATAGAAAAAGCAGACACGTTCAATCCACCTAAAGATCAAAGAGCTAGATACCAGAAGGTTCAAAGATCAATAGAAGTTTTATACTCTGGAGTTAAAATATTAGGTCACGATATATTGTTAGATTGGAAGCTATGTGAAAACATGACGCGTCCTAAGTCTGATATAACAAAGGTTGCTATGAGTTATAATATTGTAGCACCAAGGATGTACAAAGGAGTTGCTGAGTCATTAGTAAGTAGAATGATGACGTTTGCTGATATGATTCAGTTAACGCATTTGAAGCTACAGCAGGTCATGTCTCGCATGGTACCGGATGGTGTTTACTTAGACGCTGATGGTATTGCCGAGATTGACTTAGGTAATGGTACAAACTACAATCCACAAGAAGCATTGAACATGTACTTCCAAACTGGTTCTGTTATTGGTAGATCAATGACACAGGATGGAGACTTCAATAATGGAAGAGTACCTATTCAAGAACTACAAACCAGTGGTGGCAACGCTAAGATATCTGCACTTATTAATTCTTACAATTACTACTTGCAGATGATTAGAGACGTCACGGGCTTAAACGAAGCTAGAGATGGTAGTAAGCCAAATGAAAACTCTTTGGTTGGACTGCAGAAGCTAGCAGCAGCAAATTCAAACGTTGCTACTAAACATATACAAGATGGAGGCTTATACCTTACTCTTAAAACAGCAGAAGCGTGCTCTCTTAGAATATCTGATGTGCTTGAATACTCTAGCACTCAAAACCAATTTGTACAGTCTCTAGGGCGATTTAACGTAGGTACACTTAACGAAGTAAAACAGCTACATTTGCACGACTTCGGTATATTCTTAGAGATAGAACCTGACGAAGAAGAAAGAACTAGGCTAGAGAATAATATTCAAATGGCATTACAACAACAGGTTATCAATCTAGAAGATGCTATAGATATTAGAAATATAAGAAATAGTAAGCTGGCTAATCAATTGCTTAAGGTTAGAAAGTCTAAGAAGATGGCGCTTGATCAAGCACTCAAAGAGCGTAATATACAAATGCAAGCTCAAGCCAATCAAGAGTCTTCAAGAGTTGCAGCAGAGGCTGAGATGCAGAAGCAGCAAGCATTAGCGTCTACTGAAATACAAATACATCAAGCTAAGAATCAATTCGAAATAGAAAAGATGGAAAGACAAGCTCAAATAAAGTTCGATTTGATGGAGAAAGAGTTCCAATTGAACATGCAGCTTAAAGATGTTGAAAGTCAAGTGATAAAGGATAAGGAGAAGTATAAAGAAGATCGTAAAGACGAAAGAACTAGAATACAAGCTACTCAGCAGTCTGAAATGATCGAACAAAGAAAGCAAAACGCACCTGCTAAAAGATTTGAATCCGCTGGATTTGATAACTTAGGAGGTTTTGACTTGGAGCAGTTTGAACCAAGATAAAAACAAACAAACACTTATATAATATTATATCATGGAAGAAATTAAAGATGAACAACCAGTTGTAGAACAGGAGGTAATACCAACTGAAGAAGCACCGGTTGAAGAACCAAAAGTTAAAAGCGAAGTATTAGAAGACGGAACTTACAGAGTAGGTTTCTCAGACACTAAAGAAACGCCAACAACAGAAGAGCCACAGGCGCCAGAAGAACCAACAGTAGAAGAGGATGTTCCTGTTTTACAAGAAGTTACTGAAGAGCCTGAAGTTGAAGAGCCATTAACAGAAGAGCCACAGCAAGAAACAGTTCAAGAGGAAACTGTAGCTCAGGAGCAACCATCGGTTGATTTGCCTGAAGGAATTGAAAAGCTAGTTGAATTTATGAAAGAAACTGGCGGAACAATTGAAGACTACGCTAGGCTAAATGCAGATTACAGTGGCGTAGACGATAAAGCTCTACTAGTTGAGTACTACAAGGCGACTAAACCTCATTTGAGTCTAGATGAAATAAACTTCGTTATCGAAGATAAATTCGATTACGATGAAGATGTGGACGAGGATAGGGATATAAGAAGAAAAAAGCTCGCGTACAAAGAAGAGATCGCGCAGGCTAAGAATCATTTAGAGGGCATGAAGTCCAAATATTACCAAGAGCTTAAGTTAGGTTCTAGGCTTACTAAAGATCAACAGCAAGCAATAGATTTCTTTAACAGGTACAACGAGGAACAAAAATCGGTGGAAGAACTAACCACCAAACAGCAGCAACACTTTCAAGCTGAAACAAACAAAGTTTTCAATGATAAGTTCAAAGGTTTTGACTTTCAAGTCGGTGAAAAGAAATATCGTTTCAACGTGAAAGATGTGCAAGAAACAAAAGAAGCTCAAAGCAATGTTATGAATGTGTTCAATAAGTTTATTGGACAAGACAATTTACTTAGCGATGCTAAAGGTTATCATAAGTCTTTGTTTGCTGCACGTAATGCTGATGCACTTGCTAATCACTTTTACGAACAAGGTAAAGCTGACGCAGTTAGAGATATGACTGCTCAAGCTAAAAACATCAAGGTTGATCGTACTACATCTGATGGTATGGTAAATGCTGGTGGTACTAAAGTAAGAGTTATTAGTGGTGAAAATAGTTCAACAACAAAATTGAAACTAAAAAATTACTAAAAACTAAAAACAAAACAAAATGGCAAATGTATCTTTTGCAGGACCTGCGGCCGCTGGTATCGTAAGTCCTTCGTATGAAAAAATGACCCTAGCTGGAAACTATTTGGATATCCAAAATAACGGTTGGGCACAACAATACCTTCCTGAGCTTTATGAGCAGGAGGTTGACAGATATGGTAACCGTACCATCTCTGGATTCTTAGCAATGCTTAGCGCTGAAATGCCTATGCAATCTGATCAGGTTATCTGGTCTGAGCAAGGCCGCTTGCACTTGGCTTACACTGGTGAAATTAATCCAGCTACAGGTGCGGTTGACGCTATCAAAAACATCGACAGCGATGCTACTGAAGCTCACGCTGTACGTAAAGGCGCTACTGTAGTAGCTGTTGTAAACAACGTAGTATTCAAAGCTTTGGTTACAGCTGGTGTAGAAACTTCTACTTCTGCTTTGACTATTAAGCCTTACGGTGCTGAAAACGTTGATGACTTAGCTGGTATCGCTGCTACTGACAACCAGGTTATCAAGTTCTTCGTATATGGTTCTGAGTTTGACAAAGGAACTGATACAATGACTGAGTCTATCGAGCCTAACTTTAAGACTTTCACTAACCGTCCAATGATCATCAAAGATCATTTCGAAGTTAACGGTTCTGACACTGCTCAGATCGGTTGGATCGAGGTTGCTGGCGAGTCTGGGCAAGGTGGTTACTTGTGGTACTTAAAGTCTGCTGGTGATACTCGCAGTCGTTTCAATGACTACTTAGAGATGTCAATGGTTGAAGCTGAAAAAGCTGAGTCTGGATCTACTGTAGGTGTTGAAGGTACTGAAGGTTTATTCTCTGCTATTGAGAATCGTGGTATCGTAGCTACCAATTTGGTAGACGTTGCTTCTGATGCTTTAGCTGACTTCGATAGTTTACTTGCTGAATTAGATAAGCAAGGTGCAATCGAAGAGAACATGCTATACTTAGATCGTACTTCTAACTTAGTATTCGATGATATGCTTGCTGATCTTTCAGCTGGTACTCAAGGTGGTACTGCTTACGGAGTATTCGAAAACTCTGAGGACATGGCATTGAATCTTGGTTTCACTGGATTCCGTCGTGGATCTTACGACTTTTACAAGACTGATTGGAAATACTTAAATGACGCTTCTACACGTGGACACGTTGGTGGTGTTAAGGGTGTTATCATCCCTGCTGGTACTTCTTCAGTTTACGATCAAACTGTTGGTGCAAACGTTCGTCG